CTCACCGAGTACGAACCGCTCATAAATCCGTCTTTTTTCATCATTCAGCGCGCCGATTTGTTTATCGTACTCCGCCCTTCGGGCATTGCGTACATCAATCTGCCTGGCATCGCATATATGGCCGGCGCCAAAAACAACCTGCGCCTGTTTGCTGATTACCTCATACAGCATTTCGGAAAACTCACCGGCGGAAATACTGAGGCGGTGGCACTCCGCGCCGGCGGCGCTGCGGGTATAAGCGCAATGGAACCGCGCGTTTTTCGTGTTGCTAAGCGTCATTTTATGATTGCATCCGCCGCAATACACCTTGCCTTTCAGCGGAAATCCAGCCAAATGCGCGTACCGCTGCTGTGTTCCCATCTTCCTGCCGCGCAACGGCTCGCCCTTTTGGTTTATCCGCTCACAAACCGCGTCAAATAAGGATTGTTCTATAATCGCGGGATGATGGCCCGGTATCGTAATCCATTCGCTTTTATCAGCTTTAACCCTGCACTTGCCTCCAACATCCGAATTTTTGGTTATGCCCGCAATATATGTGCCGGTGTACTGCTCATTTCGGAGGATTTGCAAAATCACCGACTTGTTCCAAATACAGTTGCATTCCGTTTGCGCCGGGTTTTTCAAAAGCTTCCTGTACTCGCTTGGCGCCGGCTGTTTGCCCTCATACAGCCGCCCCGCAATTTGGGCAAGGCTTTTACCCTCAAGGGCCAGCTTGAAAATTAACCGCACATTTTCCGCCGCCGCCCTGTCAATGACCATCCGGCGCCCTTCGTCCAGCATGTAGCCGTAACCGCAATTCTTCGTGACATATTCCCCGCGCCGCATTTTTTCCCGTTTCGCCGTCTTGATCTTCATGGATAAATCACGGCTGTAATACTCATGCACCATGAACTTGAACGCAACATCCACGCCGCCCGTGTCGCCGATATGGTTATCGGAATCATAGCAATCGGACACGGAGATAAAACGGACGCCGTAAAGCGGGAAAACACGCTCAATCAGGTAGCCAGCTTCAATTGAATTTCGCCCGAAACGGCTGAAATCTTTGATAAGAATACAATTTATCTTACCGGCGCGGACTTGCTCGATCAGCTCTTGCATACCGGGGCGTTCAAAGTTTGTGCCGGTATGCCCGTTATCCACAAACTCTAGGGCGGTTGCGCCCGGGATATCCAAACCGGCGATATGCCCGTCAAGCAGGGCGCGTTGGTTTTCAATGCTCATGCTTTCGGTCTTGGCGTCTTCTATCGACAGCCGGATATATTTTGCCATTACATACTCAGCCACAGCGCCGCGCCTCCTCAAATTCACTTGTGAACCTAAAGGAGATTTCAAAGCTCTTGTCAGGGTCTACGCATATTTTTTCAATCAGACGGTCAATTATTTCGCCGGTAAGGCTGCCGTCTCCGGCTGCCGTCGTGACCGCTTCGGCCAAGGATTGATTCTCCGCGATCCGGGCCTCGTCCTCGCGCCGTCTTTCACGGATTTGATTGGCGCGGAGTGATAACGCTTCAATTTTCGCTTCATAATCAGCTTTCATCCGTGTGTATTCATCTTGGGTGATCAACCCGCTTACCAGGCTTTCATACAAGCTTTTGAGCATACGCCCTTCTTTGCCAAGGCTCTGATTGATTTCCCGCAGCTCGGCGTCAACAGAAGCTTGCCTGTCCTTTACGGACGCCGCTTCCCGTTCGATAAACCTGCCGCGCATAACCTCTGAATACCGGTTAAGGATGGTGAGGATTTTAGCCTTTAAATCGGTTTCCTTGACGGATACGGCCTCGCATATGTTTTTCCCGTACTTCCATTGGGATTCACAGCGGAACCAATAAATCCCGTCCTTGTTCTGGCGGTGGCGGTGCATCAGGTTCCCGCAGTGGGCGCAAAGCACCTTGCCCCTAAATACATTGGGCGTATACGGCGCGATGATTTTGATTTCTTTTGCCCGTTCGGAGATTTCCCGCTGTAATGCCTGCACACGTTCAAAAATGTCAGGACTGATAACCGGCTCGTGGGTATTGGGGACGCAAACCCATTCGGAGGGGTCAACACGGATTTCCTTGCCGTTTACAGTGCGGGTTTTCCCTTGCACCATATCCCCGGCGTATACCCTGTCAACCAGCATCGTCTTAATCCGCGTACCCTTCCAGTAGCCGTTGCCCATTAGCTTTTCACTTTTGTTAAGCCCTTTTTCGTATTTTTGACGGCCTGGCGGCATGACGTTTTCAGCGTTCAGCCGCCGCGCGATTTCATTCGCTCTTTCGCCCGCTGCCGCCCACTGAAATATCCGCCGCACGACCGGCGCGGTTTCATCGTCTATGACAAGCTTATGGCAGTCCTCCGGCGATTTTACGTACCCATACGGCGCCAACCGGCCGACAAACCGTCCGTCCGCTATGTTTTGGCGCTGCACGGCGCGGCATTTGCGGCTGATATCCAGCGCGTAAGATTCCGCGATTACATTCTTGACCGGGAGCATGATGCCGCACGCGCTGTTTTCATCGCTGCTGTCGTAATCGTCTGTTATGGCGATAAAACGGACGTTTAGCGAAGGCAAATACTTTTCAAGGTAATACCCCGCGTCAATGACGCTGCGGCCAAACCGGGACAGGTCTTTTACGATGACGCAGTTGATTCTGCCGTTTTCACAATCGGCCAGCATCCTTTGAAAGCCCGGGCGCTCAAAATTTGTCCCCGTTGTATTGTTATCGCTGTAAACGCCCATAAGCCGGATATCCGGCGACGCGGCGACAAAGCTCTCAATGATGCCCCGCTGGGTTTCAAGGGAATCGCCGCGCTTCTTTTTATCGTCGGAGGATAGCCGTGTATACGCGGCGGCGAGATATTTCACCGTATCGGCCGGCGCGGCGACTTCCCCGTCTACATTTTTTCTGCTTTTCCGCGCCATTACGCCGCCCCCTTTCGGAGAAGCCGGATCGCGTCCTCATATTCGTCTTGATAGTTAAACTGAATATGCAGCTCGGTCTTGCTTTTGACGCGGATATATGCGATCAGATTCACTACGGTGCGGCGGTCAAGCCCGGCCAATTCGCCAATCCGGCTGAAATGCTCTGTCCAGCGCATACGTTCGGCTTTACCCGCCAGTACATCGCCGGTCTGCTGTTCCAGTGTTTCAATCGCGGCGTTCAGGCGGTTTTCATCTTCTATGTACTTTGCTTTCAGCGCCTTGTATTCCTGCTGCGTCAGGTTGCCGCCAATCATGTTTTCGTACAGCGTTGACTTAAATCCGCCGATCTGAGCAAGCTGGCGGCGGTTTTCGGCTATTTGCGCCTGATACTGTTTTACTAACGCGGCCGTTACGCGCTGATTGTCGCTGGATTTAAGGATTGCGTCAATGGAAGCGACATTTGAAATATGCGCTTTTATGCTTTCCAGCACGCAGTCCGCTAATTGATCCTCCTTTAGCATCGCGGGGGCGGGGCAGCCGCGTTTTTTTGTCGTCGGGCAGTAGTAATAATGGTATTGCCGCCCCTTGTAATGATTGGTTTTCCGCGTCATACGCGCCCCGCAGCAGCCGCAAATCAGGATACCGGAAAAGATATATACGCTATCGCCGCCCGGGGCGGTACGTGTGTCCAGCCGCATAATCTTACGCGCAAGGTCAAAATCATGCTTCGCAACAATTGGCTCATGTGCGTTTTCGTATCGTTTCCATTCAGATTCCGGCTTGTCCGCGAACCCGCGGATTTTGAAATTCGGCCGGCCCTGCTTGCCCTGTACCAGCGTCCCCGTGTAGGTTTCGTCATTCAGGATGCGGATGATCGCGGTAGCCGCCCATTTCGATTCATTGTGGTTGCAGTAGCCGTTTTTAGCATGGGGTAGGCCCCGCGTCTTTTTGTATTCCATCGGGGATAGGACGCCAAGACCGTTGAGCGCTTCCGCAATCCGCCGGGCGCTAAACCCCTCCAGCTTCATACGGAAAATGTCGCGCACAATGCTTGCCGGGAATTCGTCTACAATAAGCCGGTTTTTGTTATCCTCCGCTTTCCTGTAGCCATATACGGGGTATGCCGCGACAAAATCGCCATTTTCCCGCTTTGAATTTAGGGCGCTACGTGTTTTTTTGCTGATATCCTGGCAGTAAGCGTCGTTGAGGATAGATTTTACGCTGACGACGATATCGTCGGCGCTGTCCCGCATGGTGTCGATGTGATCGGTGATTGCGATAAAACGGACGCCATACGCGGGGAAGATGGTCCGCAGGTAGCGGCCTGTTTCTATGTACTCGCGCCCAAGCCTCGAAAGGTCTTTTACAATCACGCAGTTGATTTTGCCACCTTTAATATCATCCATCATTTCTTTGAATGCCGGACGGTCGAAAATAACGCCGGAAACGCCGTCGTCTACCTTTTCGGCAACGGCTTCAATATCGGCTTGGCCTTGAATGAAGCTGTCAATCAATTTGCGTTGGTTTGTAATGCTGTCGCTCTCGGCGGATTGATCCGTGCTGCGGGAATACCGCAAATATGCCACGGCTCTGTAATTGGACACAAAAAACACTCCTTATCATCACGGAAATTTCCCGAACGTAAAGAGTGATATGGCTGTCGTATGCAGTTCCTTTTCCTGATACTATCATATCACAATCCACGGGAAAATCAAGCCTGAATTTGAAAAAGATTTACAAGGCAATCCTCCAGCGTAACACCGTTGTCAGAGAAACTTGCGCTCACTACAAAATCGCCGTACCGGAACCTGTACGGGTCACGGATTTGCCGGACAAAATCGGCTATGCGCTGATCCTTGGGCAAGGTTTTGTCTACCGATACGTCCCGGATATCGACAAGACCGTCAATGCCCGGATTATCCGATATGTAAGCGTTGTTTTCCATTTTTAACACACTCCTCAAGCGTAATGATCGTTTAAATACACACGGCACGCCGTAAGCAAAAAGCTTATTGCGTGCCGTGTGAAATGTAAGATAAACGGTCTTGCATATTTGGTAAAAAAGAACCCCCGGCTCATCATGCCGGGGGTTCCCGCCTATTTATTTCATTTTAATCATAACACAGGCAAAAACGGATTGCAAGGTTCAATTTCTGCTCAATTTCTGTTCACCTTTTACCGGCTTCAGGGGAAAGCGCCAGCTTGATGGCCTCAATCGCAAGCTCCAGATTGACGTGTTCCAATCCCGCACAGCAGTACCACAGCTCACTAACGAGGTTATTCCGCTCTATGCCATTTGCAAGATGGTACGCAAGCCGCAGCATATGTACCCCGTTATCTGAAAAAGTGAGGTTTCTTTCGGCGCAGATGACGGGCTCGCCTTCATCAAAATTAAAAAAGGTCTCCACCCCGGCGGCCCAAAGCTCGTTGCAACCGGAAATAATGAACAGCAGGGCTTCGGTTCCCGGCGTACTTACTCCCGCGCGTTGCAAACATCCGGTAAATCGTTCTTCATGTATATATCCGATAAAACGCAGCCTGGTTTTCAAATTGAGATTATCGGGTGAAAAACTGTCAAGAATCGAATAGTAATAGGAGAGTTTGTCCACGCCTTTTTTCTTTTTCCTTCGCAAGGTGCTAAACGAACATGAGGCTGATTTGATTATTTCCTCCCAGCTCAAACCGTCGCAGTAAAACAGTTTTACCACTTCCGCCTCATCCTCCGGCAGCAGGGACAGATAATATTCCAGACGCTGCAACTCAATTTGATTATTATGAATTAAGGCGCTCAGCGCGTGGTAGACGCTGTTTCTCTGACTGTCAATATGCTCTACCACAATATCGGCTGTCTTATCACCGGGACGGGAGCCGGCGACCCTTTCATTACCTGAACGGGCAAATGTCTCGTTCATAATAACTTCCGGGTGCAGGGATGACGTGATTCTCGCTAACTCAAACCGCAGCACCCCCAACTCTTTTTTCATAGCCGGATACCCGCGCAGGATACTCTCTACGTGCCCTCTAATTTCTTTCATCCTGATCCCTTCCAATCTTTGTTTGTTGGCGGCAAAAAGACCCCCCGGCGCATACGCGCCGGGGGGTCCCGCCTCTTTTAGAATTCTATGGTATCACATGCAAACGCGGGAATCAACCACATTGGCACGACAATTTCACGACACTTCAG